TACCCTCTTCTACGCCAATTTGTGCTTTATACTCATTATTTATACTTTTCTCATAGTAGACAATGATAGTTTTTTGTTGATCTATATATCTTTTCATTTCTGCTAAATTTAACGACATATTCTCATAATCTGGCACTGATAGCGCAAAAAAGACTAGGTTTTCATTCTTATCTTTAAACTTTTCCTCGAACTCTTTGTAGTTATCTTCTGTTACTGCATAGAATGTAACAGGGTAAAGTGTAAGTCCTTTAGGTGGTTCCTGAATAGGAATCTTTCTTTCTATAAATTTTGTTTGAACTTCTACTTGCTTAGGTATTAATGAACAGCCACTAATTGTCAGGCTGAACAGCAGTAGAAGACTCAAGTTCTTCAAATACTTTCTTTGTTGCATCGTTTACTCTCTTTTCAATTAGACCAGGCTTACGCAAAGTCAATCTTGTTAAATCATGTTCTCTTAATTTTTTAGACAGTTCGTCACCATATTTTTCTGCCTCTCTATACTTTAATTGTAATTCTTTATTAGCTACTTCATAAGCCTGATTATCCTCTTCCAGCTTTTCAATTGTTTCTTGATTAGTTTGTGCTGCTATTGTTAGTTTAGCATTATTCTCAGTTAGAGTAGCTATTCTCTTTTCTGATATCCAATAATAACCTCCGAATGCCAAAAGCATAGCAAATATTATTCCTATAAAAATTTTACTCATTTATTTACCTTTTTATACAGCTCGTCTAAATCCTCTTCTAAGCCATCAATACGTTGTGCTAATAATGGATAATCTCTCCTCCAAGCTGCTTCCTTTTTTGCCAATTCAATGTCGTATTTTTCTTGTAGGTAATTCATGAACTGTTCAAATTTTTGTTGAACCCATATACCTATCTTTGTTGTGAAAAACCACTTTGCAAATGCTGTTCCAAATGTTGCCGTTACTGCTGACAACATTAGTCTATAAACTATTAACAATTCCACCTCCGTCTTGCTGCTTTACCTCTTTCACCTGTCCATCCTCTACTTCTAGCGCAAAACGATTTACGTCTTTTGGCAGCTTTACTGCCAGGTTTTAGTTTACTTGGTGGTGTGGTAACTGCTGTTTGTAATTTACTACCAGGATTTTGTCGCCTATATTTGGCAACACCTTTCTTAGTAAGTCCAGCGCCTTGCTTGACACTTCTTTTATGTCCGCCTCCGACAGTCATACCTGACATATCTTCTGCAAGGAATGTTTTAAAATCTTTCATGCCTACCTCTTCTTTCTGTAGATTCATACCTTGACGTGTTGCTTTAAATAGTTTTCTGGCATGTTCATCACTATGATTGGCATGTAATCCTGCCTTAAATGATTTGTAATCATTACCACTAGCATGATTACGCATCTTTGTTCCACTTATACCTGCAACACCCTCAGCATCTGGGTCTCTGTGTCCTGCTGATAGTATGTTTATCTTTTTATAATTATACTCTTTACCGTTGTATTTATGTGCCAACGACTTGAATTGTTTTACTCTATCACTACCTACAACCATAGTTGCGTGTGAATGTCCTTCTTGATTAAACTTTTTAAGTTGTGCTAAGAAGTGTGGGTGTTCTTTTGTAGAATGTTCAAAGTTTACATCTGGATGAATATGTCTTAGATATTCTTTTTTGTGCTCATGATGTAAAGGGTCTGTTTTACTGTTTTGTGAATGACTAACAATGACAGCATGATTAGCACCTATTTTTTCTGCATGAGACTTAACTTTATCTACGACTTTGCTATGTCCAGCAGTAGGCGGATTCATACGTCCATATGAAAATACTATATGTTTTTCTTGTTCGTCTGCCATTTAATTACCCGCAACAAGTGCAAGAACAGCATTCACAACATTTGCATTTCTTTTGCATTAAAAGCCTCCGTATGCTTGTGCTTCAGATTCGTCCTTATAATAAGCATTCTGTGATAGACTATGATCTGTCATATCCATTATGCCTTTTATCTCAGGAACGTTCTGTAAAATTATTTGTTCTATGCCATGAGTAAGTGTCATATCTACTGCACTACACCCTTGACAACCCCCACCAAATTCTAATACTGCCATATTATCTTCTGTAATTTTATGTAGTCTTACATTACCACCATGTTGTGCTAACATAGGAGCTACATCATTGAACAGATAATAATTAACTTTCTCTTCTAAAGTAGAATTTTCATCTAATTTAGATACCTTAGAATTAGGTGCCTTTATAGTTAATTGTCCTCCAAAAGTATCCTTGTTATGGTCTACTTTAGCGTCTTCTAAAAATTTTATACTGTTTTTATCTACATACAGATCAAAAGGTTCAAAGTTTATTACCTCTGAATCGCCTTTCTCTGACTCTTTACAATACGTTAGCATTGTTTCTGCATGTGGAGTCCCACCGTTTTCTACAAAAACTTTAATATTAGTCTTAGGACCTTTAGGGTCTTGAATGTCTACTGTTTCCAATAGTCCTTTCAAATACTCTATTGCATCTTCTGTTACTTCTATATTAATATCCATTATCCTTTATTAAAGTTAGCTGCACTAAACTCTTTTCTATCTACAAATTTAGAAGGTCTGCCATTTCGTATGGCAACAAAACCTTCTGGTTTACTAGGAGAGCCTGCTATCTCATGTCCATACTGTGACTTCTGCGACAAAGTATTAGTAATAATATTCTTTGCTGCTTGAAGGTGTTTGTGCATGTTCATAGGCCCTTCAAAGTGTTCCTTATTCTTATTTATATGATCTAGAGTGTTATCCATAGTTGTTTGATGTCTAGCCTTAGCTGCGTCTGTTTTTACTTTATCTACTTTCTTTTGGTGGCTAGCAGTTACATGTTTTACAAATCCTTCATGACTATAAGGTTCTCCTGTTCTTACAGTATGATTGATGTATGTTTTCTTTGCTACTGCGTGTTTTGCCACAGTATCGTGGTGCTCTCTTGGTGTATTTTTGAAGTGTGCCACTGCTTGGTCCAAGTGGTGTTGCACCTTTTTTCTGTCTTCCATAGAGTATCTATGAGTGCTTGTATCGTGATTAGCGTCCATCATATGGACGTCTTTATGTTGTTTAAAGTTTTTCATATCTACTGCACCATGAACAGCCTTTAAATCTGCTATATTTTTGCCTTCATACTTTGTATGAACTGCTAATCCTAGTTTAGAATTAGCTGCTGCTTTACCATGATCTGAATCATGTGGTGCGTGATATGTAATAGTATTAGGAGTAAATTCTACTCTGTTGCCTTTCTTCTTAACATCTCCTGCGTGCATTATGTCCGCCTGATAGATTCCATCAGGCTCTATTTTATGTGCGTGATCTAATGCTGCACTTAACTTCTGAACAAGTCCAGGAGCATGTCCATGATTCTTTTGTATATCTTCGTGTGTATGATTTATCTTAGGATTTTTATTGAATGCTGACTTAGATGCTACAAAGAACTTACCATTTTCAGGATGCTTACCAAATACAACGGCAGGACTGCCATCATATTTCATTGTTACCTGTGTATCTTTGCCACCTTTGCCTTGTAGGTTATTATGCACATCATTCAATGTATGAAATGCGTGTCCAAAACCTTTATGTCCTGAATGAATGACGTGGTCCTCAACATGTTCTAAATGTTTGAGCTTGTCTTCCTCGGATTGTTCTGTTAAAAATTCTGTAAACCTCATAAGCAGTATTTATAAGACTTCAATAAATGGAAAGTCTATAACTTGCTTCTTGGTTCCTCGTAATCTTTTTACTTGCTTTTCATCTTTATCAGTATAGAATAACTCATCATCAATATAATGTGTAGTTCTACCTAATGTTAGATTCTTATCGTTTCTAACAGAGCCATGTCTGCCTTTTCTTATGCAGGTAACCGTGATGCCAGTCGTTTCCCATGTAGGAGAAGTCCCTCTTTCCTCCTGTAGTTTTTCTACTCTTTCATGAAACTCCCAATCGCCATAATGATATCCTGTGAAGGACTCATCATAACCACCAGCAGCCCAATATAGTTCTTTGCTAATTATAAAACAGTTTCTATGCCCTGGAGCAGTAGATAACTTTTGATCTTGATACATATACAGTCTATGTAAATATATCTTTTCAGGATTGAATATCATTTGTTTTAAGAGTGCAATATCTCCTTCATGTATTCTACAATCCATATCCAAAAAGGCAATAGTATCTGTCTCAGCATATTTTGCTATTAGATTTCTACAACCATGTGAATTGAATCCTAAATTCCTTGTGACTCTAAATAATCTAAAGTCTGCATTCCAATCTTCCATCTTGAATCCTGCCTCTTCAATAACATCTTTGGCAGGTGAATGTTCACTCCCATCATCAACTAATATAATTTCAACATCTTTAGGCCACATTTTCCATATCTCAAATTGTTGTTTGAGTATATGTGGCTCATCAAAGTATGTGAAGCCTACAGTAAATCTATTCTTCGACTTTGATTTTCGTGATGTCTTCTGCTGGGAAGTCAATTGACCCTCCTTGATTAAGTTGGAAATATTCATTATGTGTTAGTTTGTCTTTTTCATATATCTCATAACCTGAGAATATTTCTATTACATTGTCTGTTACTTTGCCTTCTAATATATGTTGTAGTTTTGTAATCATTTCTCCTACTTCAGTATGAGAAGGTAACTCTTTGCAATAGCCTATAATATATTCAGCGCTTCCTTGTGATCTCCACATAGGATATTCTTTTACTTCGCCGAAGTTCTGCCAAATGTTAGTGGTAGCTACCACTTTGATAATTTCTTGCATCATAAAGCTCCAAGTTTTCTTTTACATCTGCTATATCTATATTGTTTTTTGTAGCGATGTCCTGAGCAGTCTTTTTCCAATAGGCTTTGAATTCACCATGTAATGCTTTCTTCTCTGCCTTTAGACAATTTACTATTCTTTGAACTGCATTTGTTTTCATTTTATCTCCATAATTTTAGTTCGTTTTTTAAGATCAGTGCTACTGAAAGAATGATCTCGCTTGTTATAGATTATCTCTATCTTTCTTTTATAGCAAATTTTCTTTGCCGTAAAATCTTTGTCCTTATATTCTTCTCCTATAATCCTAACATTAATAGGCAAGGTTAAAAATATATCATCTAATTCTTTTTCTGTGTTATATACTACAATCTCATCTACAAATCTAACTGCTGCTAGTTGGATTTGTCTTTCTACGACGCTTTGTATAGGTTTGTTCTTTTCTTTTCTGTCTTGTGTAGGGTCTACTTGTAGGGCTGCTATTAGATAATCACAATGACGTTTAGCTTCTTCTAACATTACAACATGTCCTGCATGTAGTAAATCAAATGTAGAACAAGTTATACCTATTTTGCCTACGTCTTTATAGTCTAATTTCATCAGGTGTTGTCTCCTTCTGTATAACCAGTTCTTTGTTTATCAAATTGACCTTTACCTGTAAGTGGTTTTTTCTGAAAAGAATTATAGCTTTGTTCTTGTTTTTTCCAATGAAGAAACGATTCTTTCTCCCATTTATCTTTATACCATTTAGCGCCATTCTTTTCTGCTTCTCTAAATGTTAAGTTAGTCAACATCATAGGAATAACCACTCCTAAATGTATCCATATTGAATAAACAATACTATAACTATCCCAACCAATATAAGTCCATGCAAGTAAGGCAAAGTAAGCACTCCACATGATGAACAATACCATTGTAAAGTAGGCTTGAATTGAAGGGTCAGCAATATGTCTAAGAGGATTATACCTATTATCCATTACTAATCTCCAACAGTCTACAGTAAACATAATTAATTTTCTAATATATTTCATCTTCTACCCATTCATCTATTGTATCATATATAAAATCTGGCAAATCACTAGGATTGCCTCCTAACTCTTCATGTTGTTCTCTAAACCAACCCCCTGATTCTTCTTTTTGTTGCATACCATCAAACCATGTATAAACTCCTGCAAATACATAATATTCATCTATATATTGCATAGTTAGTTTTACATCAGGGTCATATGAGGATAGATGTTCTCCTAGTATTTCAAAAAATATGTGAGGCGACATCCAACCAGAAGTTATTTCTACTTCTGTTCCCATATACTTTGTGATGTTTGCAAATCTAGGACCAATGTTCTCATCATAATATGAGTTGTCCATTATTTCTGTTTCAGGAAGAATATGAGAATATTCTAGACCTTTTTCACCGTTGTCTTCTAAATAATTAAATACTTCTACAAAAGCTTTTTCAGCATCTATATTAGCATCTTGTAATATTATTTTACTGTAAACATTGTTTGCCATTCTTTAGTTTCTCACTCTCAACAAATTTAGTTGCCATTTCAATAGAATCAAGTCTCCCTGATTCCAAGTTATCATTAAAAACATAATTAGAAAAGATTATCTCACCTTCTCTTATATAATTAACCGTGTGCATATTATCTCCTGTCTGAGATACTTCTGCGCCTATAAATTCGTCTCCAAAGCAAGTCACCTTATTCAACGGGAGTCCTCGCTCCGCTAAAATTATATCTTCTACTTAATAAGATATCTAATTTTTCTTGTGCTGCTGCTATAATCTCTATCTGTGTATCCATTGCTTGAACTACGTCTGGGTGTTCGCCTATTCCAGCTGGATTTTCTATGTAAACTCTTATGTTGGCTACCGCTGTAGCTATGTCGCCCCTATATTTGGCCTCCAGGGCTTCTAGTAATTCTTTACCTAATGGATTGGTCATTGTGTTCCTGTGTTTGTTCTTTTATTTATATGTATATAAAAATAAACCAAGGGATATGGTTCTTATGATAGCAATATCCCTTGGTTGACTAGCAGTTTAGTTAAAAGATACACCAGCTGCAAAAGCTGCTGAGATCATTGCCCTGCTAGGAGTTCCTAACCTGTAGGTAGCATTACCTTGTTGGTTAGTATTAGTGTAAATAGCATATCCTTTACCTCTAAGAACATTAATCTTAGCAGGAAGTCTATTTACTTTAAGCTTGTGTGTTGCCACAGCATTGCTTAATGAAGCACCGGTATTCAAAAAGTTAAGAACTTTTTGTTCCTGAGTTACTCTAGTTGTTGCCATCTTGGCCTCCCATTTCATTGGTTGAATTCACACTCTCGTTGACAACGGTTGTTGAAGAAACCGTAGGGTTTCCTAAATTAACCGTTCTCGTTACACGAGGTGCATTACGATATACGACCTTCTGTAGCGCATCTTTTACTTCAAAATTAGAGGACACTTCCTCATTGTTTTCAAGTAAGTAATTACACGCATCCTTCTTGGTCATAGCTTCCGGCAGTTCTGCAAACCAAGTGTTTGTATTAGAATTTGCCGTAAGTTTTTTTATGCGCGAGACCATATCATTACCGAATCTAGCCTTAGTCTGGCCTGACTCTGTTACTGAATAGCCTGCATATTTGAATAGTTGCTCTGACATAACATCTCCATTTCTATATTTACTATCACATTATAGACTCTTGTAAACCAAGAGTCAACACTCAATAGGACCAAAAGCGCAATTAACTTGCTAATCTTTCTAGAACTCTCTGCTTGCCATAAGCCAAGCCTTTTTTGTAGCAATAAAAGCCATAATCAACATAGCCTTCATACTCACATTCTTCAGCTTGAACGTCCCAAGCAAGAGCCTGTTTGAAGTTTTTAGCCCCCATATTCACTAAATCTGCAAAGTGCTTATGAAGAGCTTTGTAGTTCTCGGCTTCAAGAGCTTGCTGCTGTTTGTATTCTTCTTCAGCAATCTCACAAAGTCTGTCTAACTCAGCCTTGAGCTCAACTACAGAATAGTTGTCGTAAGAACCACGTGGCCTAAAGCCATATGCGTCCTTGTGGACATCAGAGATATAAGTTAGTAACTGTTCTCTCTCTGTTAGTTGTTCCCATGTTTTCATATTTTCTTTACCTTTTACTAAATATACCGTTATTATGCACTCTGGTGAACCAATTGTCAACCCTTTTTTTCAAATCTTTTTGTGTTTAATAACAGTAAGTTAGGTGTCTAAAGCCAGTTCTTCCTCGGTTTTCCACACTAATTTTACCCCTCTACGGGTCAATTCATTGATAAATTTGTTTCTGTGTTTAGGTTTACCCTTGTTTATAGCTTCGATTATCTCGTCTGTAGGTGTCTGTTTAAGGTAGTAATGTTTCATTCTCCAACGTTTGGTTGGGCGTCCATCAGCTCCTTTTATAGACTCTTTGTGGCTTGGTTTGAATTTTGCCGGCATCACTTGTCTCCATTTTTTATTTTTGTTATCTCCTGTTGGTTTGCCTCAATATTAGCGTCTTGTATTGCGTCTATTATTCTTTGTGCTTTTTCTTGATCTGTGTCCCTATGTAGTTCAGGGTCAACAATCTTCTCTAGTTTCAAATACTCTATTCTAGTATTAGGGACATATCTCCAGGTGTAACCATCTTTTCCATATACTCCAAATACTGTTTCTGAATATCCTATTTTAACTATTAGTGCTGGACAACCATCTAATAATACTTTGTCTCCTTCTTTAAAGGCAGGATTTATTCTGAATTTCATACCCTTTATGAAAGAACCAGCCCAGTCTTTCAAACCTAGACCTAACATCAAGGTAAGTAAAAACCCTATGAACTCAACATAGTATGTGCTTAATTCTATTGTAGGCATGTTAATCTTTCTTAAAGTCTGTTGATGTGCTGTTTACATATAGTCCGAACCAAGCAGCTCCAGCCCCTACAATAACAGAAACAAGTCCTGCTTGTTGTGAATTAGGGTCTGGTAAAGCCATGAACCACATTGTTACTTCAAATAACAAGTAGATATACATGGATATAAAAGCACGTGGAAATAATCTCCATCTGCTAAAATACTCAGGTGCTACCCAAATCCAACCTCTTTCATCTGGTGCTTGCCACCAAGGTTTGCCAGAAACTTTTTCTTCGTCTGGGTCTGGTATTTGTGCTTTGAGTTCTTCGTATTCATCTAAACTGATTTCAACAAAATTTTCTCTTTTACCTTCAGCCATTAAATAACTCCGTATAATTAGTAGAACTTTGTTTCACTTTCAATAGGTGACTAACAAGTTCATTACTATTTATACGAGTCTTTAACTTGGCAAACGGAATATAGCCCATGCGCAATGCAGGATCATCCATTTCAGGCAAATTTAATCTATCTTTTACCTGTTTATGAACCTTTTGTGCTTTATTCCAAAACGTTACAGGCGGACTAGAAATCTCTTTACCTAGCCAACAGAAAAAATTTGTTCTACATATTTCCTGAGGATGATATTGCTCTTCTTTAATATCTACATCATTAGAAAATACTATCTCTGCAAAATGTTTGCCTACATGAGGATAACCTATATACAAATAACCATATTGTCTTGTCAATGTAAACTGATCAAAGTCTTCTTCAAGCAATCCAATATAATCTGCTGTAGGTTCAAACCCCCATCGAGGAGGATAATTATTATCTATCAATTCATAATAATGAATAAGATGATTTAGTCTTTGTAAGTCTTCATCGTCCTCATGATCTGCGAAATATTCATGTAGATCATTCAAGTCCATAGTAGGAGCACCTTTCATGTATGCTATCTTTTCTATTTCGTCTTTAATTTGTGTTTTTGTTTCTCCCATATAGAAGAATTGTTTTGTGTCTTCTCTATCTTTTAGAAACTTAGAATATCTTTTCGCGATTGGTGTGTCCAATACTTCCCATTCGATATCATTAAAATTTAATGTCTCCATATTTGTCTTCCTGTTTTCCTCTATCAAATACCGGAACGTCTATGTTGGCGTCTGTAAGTGCTGTCTGTGCAGACTGTTCTAAATCAAACAGTTTCATTTTAGCTCTATCAACACCAATCATAAATCTTTTGTTTCTTGTAGGGTCAGCATATCTATTCTTTAATTGTTTAATCATAAACTGTCCCATGTTTTCTAGTTCTTCTGTGCTAATAATAGCAAACATCAAGTCTGCTGTAGCAGGCAAACCAAAACTTTCTGAGGTGTCTGTCAAATCTACATCACTAGAATTATAACCACCTCTTGTTGTTTGTGTAGCACTAAATATAGGAACATCTTGTTCTACTGCTAAGCCCCTAAGCTCTTCTGCAATACTCTTAATAATTGTATAGGAGTTAGCACTACTACCTGGCCTAAATCTAGAACTTGTGCATATATTCAAATAGTCTACAAAAATTATATCTGGAAAGAAGTTTCTTTTTAGTTTCAATTCATTTATCAAAGCCTTAAAGTGTCCTGCATGTGCAGATGCTGTAGGATATTCCTTAACAATTAATCTGCCTTCATACTTATCTTTCAACTTTTGTATTCTGTCTTCATACATAGGTTTAGATAAATCCTTGAGTTCCATTATAGGCAAGTTCATAAGATTAGCATCAATACGTTCTGCTATTCTTTCTTCTGCCATTTCAAGAGTAATGTATAATACATTTTTGCCTGCTGCAATATTAGCAGACGCCATATGACACATAAACAAGGATTTACCTACACCCGTGCCCGCCAGAGCTATATTTAATGTCTTGTTAGATAATCCACCTTCTGTAATCTTATTAAACATTTCAAGATCAAAAGGAACTTTTTCTTCTAGTCTGTTGTAAAAATCAAAACGTTTATCAGCATCTTCAATAAAATCATGTCCTACATTAGTATCAAATCCTACTTGTAATGCCTGAGATAATATCTCGGGCAAAGCATCTGTAGACATGTCTTTCTTTTTACCATCTATTATCTGGATACTTTCCATAACACCCAAATACAAAGCCTTATCTTTACAGAACTTTTCTGTTTCATCTACTAACCAGGCTTTATCTACTTCATCACCATTTAATGTATTAACAACCTCCATACATTTAGCATGAGTGTCTTCGTTCAAACTCTTATCTTCATTCAATGCTAATACGATTGCCTGTTTACTAGGCGGATTGTTATACTTTTCTACAAAGTCATGAATAATTTTAAATACTTTATTGTCTTCAAATGCCATAAAGTATTCAGGCTTTAGAAAAGGAATGACTTTTCTTACAAAGTCATCATCCTTAATTAAATTTTCTAATATTACTTGTTCAATTCGGTTCTTCATCTGGGATAAACTTTCCATCACCATTAAATTTTACATAATCAGTATATACTTCTCGAACGCAAGGGATACAGATATAAACTTCTTGTTCATCACTATGGAAACAATATGCTTTATCTTTCTTTAGATTAAGTTTGTCTCCACACCTATCACACTTTGTCGTATTCTTTCTCAATATCTTCGTCCGAGACTTCTGCTGCCATCATATCTACAGCGCCTATAGTATATCTATTTCTAATCCAATCAGAAAATGTTTTGTCTTGTAATATAGGCAACCAGAAGTCTTTACCTAAGTCTTTAGATCTTACCTTAGGCTCTACTGCTTCACCTGTATCTGAATCTATTCTCTGATACCAACCATTACTAGGTTTTATAACATGTCCAGATTCAATAGCCATATCTAGTAAGCCAGACCATTTACTAATACCTGCCTCCCAAGATACTTCTACAGGAATCTTAGACTTCTCTCTAACAAATCTAGACTTCTCAACATTAATTACAAATTCATAACCTGTAACTTCTGTTCCTGTCTTTTGTTGCCTTCTACCTATAATGTAGATATTGTCTGCTGAATAATAAATGCCTGTGCCTCCACTAACAACATCTTTAGGAAATAATCCTATTTCTTTATATGTGTGGTTCACTACAATAGCAGGAATATCTTTAATTGTTAGATGAGGTGTAATCATTCTAAACAAGGACTTCATTTGTTTAGCTCTTGTCATGTCTGCTACACTCTTACCATCTAAAGCATCTTCTACTTCTTTCTTAGATGCCAAGTTACCTACAGAGTCTACAATAATCATTACATGATCTCCTCTCTCCAGATTATTCAACTGCTGCATACTATCATGTTTCAGTTGTTCAATATCTGTAATAGGACTATGTATTACTCTATTTGTATCTATTTCAAATGTTTCAAAGTATTGTTGTGGAGCACCAAACTCACTATCATAAAATAGGATAACTCCATCTTCATACTTATCTAAATATGCCTTTGCCAATAGCATAGCAAAAGCAGTCTTAAAATGTTTACTAGGACCTGCAAATACTGTAAGTCCAGGAGTCAAACCTCCATCAAGTTTACCACTCAATGCAACATTAACTGCTGGAACAGAAGTCTGTATCAAGTCCTTATCATTTAGGAATTTAGAATCTGCAATTACATCAGACTCTTTTATTGTAGAATTTTTCTTTATTCTATCTATCAAACTACTCATCATCTCTCCTAGTTTTGTTAGCCTCTAAGGCCGTTTTCATAATATTGTTCTTATTATACACGAGGCCAGAAGCATGAGTCAAATCTTTTGGTAGACAAGTTCCACCAAAACCAAACTCTCCATCTGGACCAGGCACTTCCCAATGTGTGCCCATTGTTTTATCATTCATCATAAAGTTTTTAACATCTTGATAATCTAAACCATAAACATCACATACGCCATGAATGTCATTTGCTAATCCTACATTAACTGCTAGTGCAGCATTTCTAAATAATTTTATTGTAGCTGCTGTTGCTGGTTCTGTAAGAAAAACTTTCTTACCTTTTAAATTACAATCCATAATGAAAGATATAAAGTCATCACAATTAACACATCCTATAAGCAGAGGTATGTCTGGGTCTACAACGTCTACTTTCCAATGTTGTTCTCTAAGAAACTCTGGCATAATTATTGCTCCGTTTCGAGAATAATCAAGTGCTTGATCAGGACCTATTGTGCTTCTTATTACAGGTGTTACTATATTAGCACATGACCTTTCACTTAATCCTTTTAACACTTTATCTATAATAGATGTGTCTAATTTATCACCCTTTAGGTTAGTTGGAACACAAATAAAGGCATATTCAATACCATTCCAATCTTCTATCTCATGACCTTGATCAGGGTCATGGATTTGTATTTCTGTTCCAGGATAAAAATAATCTAAAAGATATTCTGTAGCCTTGCCTACGAATCCGTATCCGATGATTGCAACTTGTTTATCTCTTGCCATTGTTCCTCTATTTTTGATTGTTGATCTATTATTCTTTTTTCTAAAAATTTTATTTTATGCCCCTGCAATTCTGGATTCAAGGACTTTGATTGCCTCTTCTTTCTTCTTTGTCCAGTTCTTTTCATTGCGTTCCTTGCCGTTTAGGACTTTAGTTGTGAAGTTAGTTTTCTGTAAACGTTCTAATGCACGTTCACGCCTTGCCTTTCTGCCTCCTGTGGCAGAGTATTTTCTCATTTTCATTAGCTACCCTCTGTTAATGTATCTAATTCTTTAAAATCATGTTCTCCAATAATTTCTACTAAGAACTTTCCTTCTTCAGTTTTAGTTACTTCATAACCTAATGAGTAACCTTTCTCTCCTAGAATTTCAACTCTTTTAACAAATTCATCAAAGTCTTTTTCATTCATTTCTGATCTCATTACTTTCTCCATATTACTGCAATACCCTTACCTTTTTCAACTATGTGTTCTAGTTCCTTAGGCCAAGGTAATGAATTATAAAATTCATCTACTGCCTGCATAGTTCCTTCGTGTTCCATATCATAATCATCTACTACAATACATTCCACATTTATATAATGTTCTAATACTTTGTTTACACTTTCATAGTCATGTAAGCCATCATAAAATAACACATCATATTCTCTAAACCCTTTATAATTAGGTGTCCATCTTGTCTTTTCCCATGTAATATTATCCCAACCAGATATATTACTTTTAAATTTTTCTAAATGTTCTTCTTCTGTTATTTGTAAATGTTCCATTCCTGGCCATGCTTTCTTTATACCTTCAAAAGCATCTATTGTATGTATGTCCCAATCCTTATTTGCCTTCTTAAATTCTTGTGCCCATGTAGTTGTAGACTTTCCTAAATAAGGACCTATCTCTAATAGTTTACCTGTATCAGGCAATCTTTTTACAATATCATTAAATGGCCAATCATGAGGCCAGAAACTAGGTATGTTTCTTATTTGGTTTTCCATCAATCTAATATACATTACGCATCTATTTCTACTTCTGTGTCATCACCTGTAGTTCCATCATAACCTTTGAAACGATAATAAACAGTTATTTCTTCTCCTGCTTTTACAGGTTTGATAGTATGTAATATTCTATCTCCTTTATTTGTAGCAATATAACTGTTAGGGTCATCACTATGATTAATAAATCCTCCTAAAGGTGTTCTTACCCATTCTAGTCTATCCTTATCGTGAACTAGAACATGAGTCTCTCCTAATACTGTTCCTGCCTGTAAATTTTGTAAGGCATGTAATCCTAATCCATCTATTTTAGATGTTGTAATCGTTACCTCTTTAGGTAACGGTCTATATGTTTTGTCTCCAAATGTTCTCATCATGCAAATAAATCCTCGAGTGTTGCCTGTGGTTCTGTATGCCAACCTATAGGCTTTAGTATATTATCAAGAGGGTCTAAGAATGCCTTTTGGAATATTAGTTCATAGTCCACATACTTTTCTAATCCAAACTCATTAGGAAGTTTTGCCACAAAAGCAATAGTATTTTCTTTCAGAGGATTAGGTTCTTTCAAATATAAAAACTTAATCTTATCTCCTTCTTGTATCTGTTCATATTTTAAGTTCAAGTTCAATTTACTCACATAATAATTGTAAAGCAAACCACCTCGAACATGTATAGGTGTGCCTTTACTATAGATGTCTGCTGTAGAATGATACTTTGCCATATTGTTACAACCTCTAGGAAATGCTATATCCTCAGCAGTCATAGTATGGAAGTCTTGTTTCGTATTCTCTATAAAACTATGTAATTCTTCTTGTGTGCTTGTAAGTATTAGCCTAACTGCCTCCCTTAGAGACTCTCTAATAGGGCCAGGAGTGCTACTTCTTACTATTTCTAGTCCCATTACCTTTAGTTTTGCCTTTTGTAGGCGTAATCCTTCATCATCTAAAACGTTCAAGGCATAACGTTTCTTAGCAACAAATATACCTTTATCTGCAATTACCTCACGTTTAAAGAATATTTTATTCTCGAAAGCATTTGTGTAATTAGCAAGTTTAGTCATTGCCTGATCTATAGCAGGTTCTATTTTATCTGTTCCTATCTTATCTAATAGTTCAACTGTTTTATCTACACCTTTATCAGGGAAGAAGTTTTCTACTAGATTTTTACAGGTTACATAACAAGAGTCAGTATCACTATAAAAAGAATACATTTCATCTTCTGTGCCACATACTTTGTTCATGTAATTATCTAACGCCTTAGCAGTATCTCGAATAACAAGTTGTCCTGTCATTGTAATACCTTCTGCAATATCGTCATCATAGAATCTAAAGTATTGATTAGCTAGGGCACCATATAAGCTGTTTAGTTGAATCTTTCTAGCCATCTGGAAGTTGTTGTATTTACTAACCTCATTCTGATATGCCTTAGCACCTGTCTCCTGATATTTCTTCTGTGCCTCCTGCATTAGTTTTTTGTATTTTAATCTATCATTAAAGAACTTCTGAACAATCTCAGGAAACAATCCTTGTTTCTCTCTTGTATAGCATGTGCCATTAGATGCCATAGCATAGTTCTTTTCTTTCAGTTTGTCTAACTTGTATCTATCTAACAAGTCATCTACCTTAACATCATACTTGAATCCAGGGACAATAGTTTCTGGACTCATATTATACTGCATAAGTATAGAAGGATACAGACTTGTAGCGTCAAAGCTACATACCCAATCATAACCACCTGGTTTAGGCTCTTGGACATAGGCTCCTTCGATCTGTCTATCTTTCTTTCCACTTTTCTGATGGATAACAATGTTCTTCTCCCATAAGTGATTGTAAAGTAAACTATCCCATGTTCTAACTGCTGAGAAGACATCATTGTAGTTACATTTAGCGTCATATGCCATTGTCAATGCTAGTTCAATAAGTTTCATTTTATCTTCTAGTTCATCAACAATAACTGTATCAATAATATTATATTCTACAAATCTATTCCAGTCACCCTCATAGAACTCCTTAAATGTATCAAACCCAGACTCTAATTTGTTCTTGCCTAGTTCTGTTTCAGCAATAAAGTCTAGTTTATAAGATTCACGAGTCACATAAGTAAACTTCTTGTATAAGTCGAGATAGTCTAGTTGTGCAACACCTGTAATCTCAAAAGCAGTCATCTCCCTTCCTGCTGCAAATCTAACTTTTCGTTTGTTTACAAGCTCGAAGGGAGAAAACTTCTTATGCTCCCCTTCCCCCAATATTCTTTCTGTTCTTGCAAGTAAATAAGGAATATCAAATAAGGCAGAGTTCCAGCCTGTAATAACATCTGGACAATTATCCTGCCACCATTCTAAGAATGTTTTTAGTAATGTATATTCATCTTTACAGTTGATATAATCTATATCATATCCTTTTACATTGTCTGTAGGTGTGAACTCTCCAACTCCGAAGGTTGTTATTTTCTTGGTGTTGTTATCTTGCATGGTAATAACTAACATCTTCTCGGTTGGAGAGTCCACGTTCGGAAATCCACTTTCCGAGGTTGTTTCTATATCAATAGAATAAACCTTAATATTTTTAGCGTCCCATTCTACTATGCCAGGATATTTTTCTGTAATATACTGATAGCCATAATAGTCTTGTCCAAATATAGGAAAGTTGGATATATCTTTGTATCTGTCATAGAAGGCGGTTGCCTCCTTGTTGGATTCAAACTGAACAGGTGAAACATTTTCACCATATATTGATTTGTATTTGCTTGGCTTATCTGACTTTACGAATAATGTTGGACGGAAATCATGTTTACCTATAAACCTTCTTCCATCCTTAACACCTCGGACAAGTATCTTGTCCCCATAATGTCGAGCATAAGTATAGAAATTCATAACAACACCTTATTAATAATATATACATTATAGGCTCTTACGAACCTACAGTCAATTAGATTTCTTTTACTCTGGTCCTATTGCGCAAGTGTCCTTCTGCTATTTCTTGTTTACTTGCACCGTGATAAGAGACGGCATGGTGTTTCAATATCATTAGTTCATTGATATTAGTTCTATCTTCTAAACTAAGAAATTCACCAAGTATCCTACCGTATTTTCCTTTTTTATCGAGCCTTGTTTTGAGTATAGCCCCATCTTTGATTTGTTCCGTAAGGAATTTCTTTGCCATGAGTCCATATCGTTTTTCATCGAGGTCACGGGTTCGACTTTCGGGAGTATCAATCCCATGCAATCGTATTCTTTGCTTCTTGAGCCAGACACCGAAACCGAGGTCAATGTCCACATCTACTGTATCTCCATCTATAATTTTGACAACGTTAATTCTGTATTCATACATATTACTTCTTCTGTTCGTTTAATACTTGTTTATTTATAATCGACTTTTCTTTCTGTGTCGGCATAACAAGTCCAGCTCCGAACTTCTGGTTATATGCTGATAGTATTTCCTCTGCAGGGTCATAGACTGATACAATATGCGCTGGAAAAATAGGAACCTTGTGCCCTTTGGCAAAAGGAGCGTAAGGAGCAAGTCCCACACCAAATTCATTATCACTTCCAGGCTTAGGCATCATCATGATTAGTGCAGGTTTATCAATAGTTAGAAATGCTTTTCCATCTACTTCTGTATCGCCTACTTCTCCAATTAAGTCTTCACCCGTTGTGAGTTTGATTATTTGAATGTTTTTAGACATGCTCCTTCTCCTGTAATTATTTAATTTTTATATCGACAGGTTTCTTTTCCTCTGGTATTTCATGAACCAGTGAAATAGTTAAAACTCCATCTTCAAGTTTAGAACCTGATACTTTAACTTCATCTGCTAAAGCCCATGTTCTTGTGAAATTGCGTTCTGCAATTCCTTTATGCAAGAATTCATCTTCTGATTTTTCTTGTTCACCTTTAACGACAAGGTTGCCGTCTTCCACAACAACACTCAATTCAGACTTTTTAAAGCCTGCAAGAGCTAGTGTGATTTCATAATTTTCATCATCTAGTTTCTTGATGTTGTAAGGTGGGAAAGAGTTAGATTGTCCGCCTTCAATACTATGAAGTCTATTGACAGCGTCAAATACTCTGTCAAATCCTATTAATCTACTTTCTACTTGTGGGAATGCTGAAACGAAATTGTTCCAATTAGTCGTGCTTAATCTTACCATGTTAGTTTCCTCCTATTAGTTAGCAAGGTTAATATAAGATACCCTTTCGGCGTATCTGTAAGATGAGTAGAGGTTTTGGTTTCAATAATGAATATATCAGTTGTCGGCCTCATACCCAAATACCTCTCTAAAACTCCCCAGGTTGTGAAGTAAAATTCCTTTGGAAGGCATAGTGTGGCTAAAAGCCTCCTATACTTCTCCAAACATTTACTTCCTAAACAAAATGGATTTAAAACCCATCTAGGTCGTTTTGTCAACGAGGTAATACTATTTATAAAATTAATCACTTTGATCTGTGTCTTCTGGTGTTTTATATGCCCATCTTTGATGTTGTCTAAACCAACAGTTAGCAACATACTTTCTACCTTTAATTAATGGCATAGCACCGTGTAGTGAAAACGGATGTGGTTCTTGTAATCCTAAGAATGTAGTAGTAAAAAATACACATCTTCCTTTTCTTGCTTGCACTTCATATCCTCTACCACCATTTATACTAGGAAAAGATGTTGCTCCTCCTTCTGTAGGTGTATTTAAATATAATAATGCAGTTGCTACTCTTTGTCCGCCGTTTTCATTAAGTTGATATGAATCTAAAGGAAATGCATCTTGATGAGGTGCATATTCTTGTCCTAAATCATAACTGACTATTTGTAATTGTTCTGACTGTTCAGGTCTCACATTTAATATTGAAGCTGCTCTTTGTAAAAATTCGTGAGCTGTAATATTGTTATAATCTATCCAACCTGTCTTACTTGTTCGTCTATAATCATATGTAGGATTATCTGGGTCATCTCCTACTGAGGATTTCTTAAAAAAGTCTGGTTCTTGTGCAGTTTCTAATAATAAATCACATTTTTCTGCTGGAAAGAAATCGTCTGCTACTAATATTGTAGGATTATATGGATGAAGTAGCTTGTATTGTTGTGCTTGTGTCATTATAAAATTCTTTCAATTCAGGAAAAGTTTCTAAAAAATTTGTGCCTCTTCTCCTATCTTTTTCATTGGCAAATTTAACAAAGTCTTTTCTATTTCTTTCTAATTCTTCGCCTTTCATAAGGTTTGCCTTTGTCCACGCTATTGTTCTTTTAAATTTAGATATTTCGTAATCTTCAAATAGATGCGAATATGTTAGCATAGACTTATATGCCTTATCCAACATATTTATTAACTTTTTATCAGCAATTCTTGTAGTTAGGTGTAATGGCTCTACCATTTGAGGAACATCAACTGTAAGCAGTCCAGGATATTGTTGTTTTAGTTCTGCCATTTTAAATACCCACTCTTCAAAGTTAGGAATAGATAAAAGATTAAAGGTGCACATAATACCTACTTTTATACCGTTACCTAATACTCTGTGTAGGTTATGTTCAAATTGTTCTATTTTTAGTCCTGTTCTAATCCATTCTGCTTGTTCTCCCCAAGTATCTACGCTTACATAACATTTCTGTCCTGGTAAGCCTTTCACTAAATTTATATAATTAGATACTCGCCTATCTGTAACCATTAAATTTGTGCTTATTTCAAATGATAGTTTTTTAGGATTATCCTTAACATATTGTAATAACTTAAATGTATTTTCATCTAATAAAGGTTCACCACCTGTAAGTCTAATTGTTTGTAAGTGAGGATAAGCATCTGGTAACCATTTCCAAAATTTATCTACATAAGGATTATCCTCTACTTTCATTATATCATTTCTAGGCATATACTTGTCATAATTATCTTTTACATTTAGAGGATAAGGTCCATGTTCATCTATTTCTTTTTTCCATGTAGAACTTTTTCCTGCACCACAATATATACAGGACATTTGACATCTATTTGTAAAACTGACTGTTAGATATTTAGGATATATTTGTTCATCAGGTTCGTAAGCTGCTGTCTTGGCGATAATGTTAGGGTCTTCTTTTATGAACTGAACGGCAAGATATTGCCTATCAGAATAGTTGCCTGTTTTCTCGATATCGTAGCAATAATTGTCCTCGGCTGGTTTTAGTCCATCCAGCATTTGTTGCCTTACTTCTTTTGTTGTAGGTGTATTGTGTAAATCTGATTTTAAAGGTATTTTGTGTTGTGGACAATGATAACAAGAATGTTTCAGTCCCTCTGCAAGTGATAACTCAAGATAGTGCCATTTTAAGATACAGAATCCTGGACCAATTGCGTCCAAGTCTGTTTTTATCTTGTTGAGCCAGTATTCCTGGTTATTTGACTTTCTTCCCAATGTTATATTTAGGGATTAGCTCCCACTCACCCTTCTCCTTAAATGATATTATTTTTATCTGACTTAAAGGAGCATAATCATCAACATCTTTAGAAATGATGTCTACTAATCCCCAATCGGATAGTAGTTTTGCTATTGTATTTCTTCGTTGTAAATCATTGTCTTGGAAGTCAGCTTCCTTGCCGTCTAATGCAAATAGTTCTTTAAAATGTGTAATAAAGTATCTACCTTTTTTGTGCAGTATATGACAAGACTGATAAAGAACCTTTTCCTTCTTAGAAGCAACACCTATTCGTGATAGTGTCTCCCTCACTTTTAGGAAATCTTCTGGGTCCTTTAATGAAACTTCTAAGGGTGAATAACCTGGATAGTCTATATTAAAGTAATTGTCTTGATCAACCATTCTCAATTCTCTGTTTCTTGTAAATTATTATGTCTATAATAACTTATTTATGTTTTTGGACCTTTTGGCCCCCTTGAGACATGGCTAAATGTAGTTTGATTCTATCAATTTGATCTTCATTTAAAAGTTTTAGTGCTTCTTTTGCCTTCATAAAGGAATAACCGAAGAACTTTTGTATAGCTTCAATGTTAGATTCTTCTGCTTTTATCCATTTATTATATCTCTTTGCCTTTCTAACAGTTGCCATTAGAAAGTCATACTGCATTTTATTGTCTAAGTGATGCCTGCTATTCATTTCATTACCTGCAATGACTGTATCAGGACCAAAGCCCATTGCACGATTTACAATGAATGGATTATATTCCTTTTCTGTTCTTTCATCTACAATTAAGTTTTCTTTAGAATAGTTTATGCTATTTACGAAGTCAAAAGGAGATATCTTCTTGAGTTTGTCTTCAAACTCTTTCTCATCTATCTCTACAATAGGTTCTCCAAATCCTTCTAATATACTATCACTCATATTCTCTTCCTGTTGTAATACATTACAACACCATATAAACTAATTATAAACCAAAACACTTCTATTACAATACTAGCAAGATTAGGAGTATATATCAAACTAACTGTAACCAAAATAGCTACAATCAAGTTATTGAAACTATACCAAAACCCTTTAGGGTCAATTCTATCTAATTGTAATAGAGCATATGTAATTATAAGCAATGCAACTCCTGTTAGTCCTATTATATCTGGAAACGTCATCACCAATGCCTCAATATACCTGCTACAATGAAAAAACAGGTTACAAAATTTACTAAAACAACGATGGACCTCATAATTGCCACCATGTCTGCATCCTTGGTGTTATCACTTGCTTTGTCGCCTAGGGATAAACACCATAATCTCCATAATTTACTTAAAGTCAATGTATTGTCCTTCTTTCATGATTTTGAAGCCTTTCATCAGAAGTTCTGTAATTGTTATTTCTCTAATTTCTGCTTCTTTCTTAATTTCTTCTTTTTCTTGAGCAGAAACCCTAAGAGTCAGAACAGCGTCTTTTTTGGCCATTACTTAAATTCCACATTTGCCATTATTTCAGTCAAACAGGCTGTCAAGTTAATTTCCTGATCTGCAACGAAAGCTGCTTTATACTGATAATCTGCAATTAACAAGACCAAGTGTGGAATACCCTTAACTTCAGGCAATAATATATCATATATCTGCCTAAATACATGTTGTGGGTCTGTGTCTATATTGTTGGCAATCCATTGCCTCATCTTCTTCCAATCCTTCTCTCTGAGGCTCTCTACTAGGGCCTTAGCATTGATTTCTTGGAAGTTACTTAATATGCCCTCATCTATAGAACCACCCACAGAGTATCTCTGTAGCTCATTTATAACCCTACGATAGTCTGGAAAATACTTGTTTAAAAGCTCCGCCAGAACCCTCTGATTATAGTCTACACCCTCATTATTCAGTATGTATTCCATACGTTTAAGGAACTTAGACGCTAATACAGGCTTGTCTGAGGGGGCTAACTTAAAGTCTATAACAGTAGTCCTGCTATGTAGGGGCTCTATAAGCCTATTAGAGTAGTTACATGTAAATATAAACCTACAGTT